GCGTAGACGAGATGTGGCACCGTGAGGTTGCCCCGGATCTCGACATCCACGGATTAGTCCTCGGTGATGGCCGTGGCAGTGGTCAACTGCGGGGTCACGCCAGCGCTGATGCTGATGTTCGGCGTGATGGCACCCTTGTAGAGCAGCTTGCCCGCGCCAGAGGCATCAGTACCAACGCCGAAGTGGGTGGCGGTGGCCGAGCCAGCGGTGCATTGGCCGAAGTTGATCGCGGCCGTGGGGCTCACACTGTTGCCAGTCACAGTCCAGCCGCCAGCCGTGCGGGCCACAGCCACGCGTGCGTAACCGGTGTAGCTCACCTCGGTGGTGTTCTGGGCGCCAGCTTCGCCGGGGTCGGCTGTGTGCAGGCTTACGTGCAGCGAGCCGGCGGCGGCGCTGTTCTGAATACCGGCGGCGTCACCGATAAGGGCGATGTCGGTGTTGTTGAAGATCAGCAGCAGCAGATCGTTTTCAAAGGTGTTGGTCTTGCTCATGGAGTGGCTCCGTTAGATGAACGAACGGGGTTTGACACTGAGAGGCGCCCGAACCCGCCCCGTTAAACCATCGCGCGACGCACGTGACATGCCTCGCTCGAACTCACCACGGAAATACATCGCCTGGGTAGGCGAGCTGTACGATTTCTCCGGGGTGACCATCAGTCGGTACAGCGCGCCGTGCAGGATCGTTTCCTGATACTGCGCGAACACCTCGTCGTCGATTGCCGTGGCGCTGATGAGCGGCGCGTAGGCCGCCTTGATGACCAGCCCCCCGACCTCCGACTCGCTCGGCGGCGGGTACAGCTTCACGTCAATGCTGGTCGCCGTCTGGAAGTACGCGCACGTCGGGCGCCCCAGATCACCGCCGCCGACCAGGGCCTTGGGCTCAGTGACCAAGTGCGTGGGAGTCAGGTTCATGCCAGACCCGGATACCGTCGCCGACAGCACACGGGCGACATCGGTCTGCGCAGGCAGATCGACGCTGTACTCACTCACGCCGGCAACCACGTTCGCCTGCGTCACGTCCTGCCACACCAGGGTGCGCTGGCACAGCTCCCGCGCCGACAGGGCCAACGCCTGAAGCGCGCGAGGGTCATCGACCCCCACGCAGTGCGTGGCCACCATCGGCAGGAGCGTGCTAAGGGCTGTCACCCGCGCACCTCGTCAGCCGCCACACTGGCCCCGTCTGCAGCGGCCTTGAGGCCGAGGGATTGGTCGAACGCTTGCCGGTGAGCGAGCGCCCGCTGGGCGTTCGACGTGGACTCAGCGTCCTTGGAGTACGCGCGGTACAGCACATAGTCCAGCAACGGGTTGGCGTACACGTCATCCAGCAACTGAACGTCGGTCTTGGCGGCCAGGGGCGGAGGGGCGGCCGAGTACACCAGCTCCACCGTGTTGTTGGCGATGGCCGGCGGGTACACATAGAACGCTCGCGGCTGGCGCGGGTCGAAGGTGTAGTGCAGGGTTTCTGCCGCCGCAGTGGCGGCGTGCCAGTTAGGCATAGAGGCGTCAAGCTGTTCCTCGGGCACCTTGCGCACCACGCGCCCCGGCGTCGTGCCGTTCGCGCCCATGTTGCGGGTGACCTTAACCAGTTGATAGCCGTTGGCCGGAATGGACTGGCGGGTGCCTGCGACCATCGCAAGAGAGGTCGTCTGGACGTAGGTGTCCGGACGGAGCATCACGATCTCGCGCTGACCGTCGTTGAACCACCCCAACAACTCGGCCTCCGACCAACGAATGTTGGTCGTGTCCTGAAGGATCAGTTCAGCCTTGTCGATGGTGTGCGCGGCGGTGAGCGTCGGCATAGGGTGTCCTCAATAAAAACGCCCGGCACAAGGGCCGGGCGTAGTGTACGCGCTAACGCGTAAGCAACTCAATCAAGCAGAGACGACAGCCGCGAAATCCACGCCGTTTGCCAACGGGTAGAACGTGGCGGTCTTGTTCTGCGCAATCGACACAGCAGCGCCAGCGGAGTCGTTGTTGATCTTGCCAGCCGCAGTGGGCGGGAAGACCGTCAGCGACACAGCCGATGCGGCGGTGTTGAGTACCGTGATGGGCGCGCCGGGGTTAGCCGGGAGCACGCACGCCACTTGACCAGCCGAGGCCGTCAACACGTTGACCGAGCCGGTCAGAACCGGGGCACCAGACAACGTGGTGCCGACCGGGGTGATGGTGTCAACGCCGCCATCGGCGCGACCAATAGTGATACCGAGTGCCATTTAGTACTCTCCTCGTTTATCAGTAAACAACAGCCATCGCCAGGGCTTCCGGCTTGGTGACCTTGTGACCAAAGATTTCGAGGCCGCGAACCATGTCACCGAAGTCGGTGGGGTTGCGCAGTTGCTCGGTCTTGGTCATCTGGCTGGCGAAGCTGATGGCCGACTTGTGGCCGGCGATGATCACGCGGCGCTTGTTGGCGTTAGTGGTCGCAACGACGCTCGACTCAGAGCCGTCACCAGAGAGCCACGCCGTGCCGTTGGCAGCGATGGTGGGCAACTGGTTGGACAGGTACACCGGGAAGCGGTCGATCTTGCCGATCATGCCGTTTCGCATGGGCGAGGTCTGGTCGCCGGTGATCTGCACTTGGCGTAGGTCCGACTGCAGCAGCAACATGCGGGTGGCGGGGTCGATCACCAGATAGCGCTCGCTGTCGGGGATGTTCTGCTCGTCCAGCACCGAAGCCATGCCCAAGATGGTGTTGAGCACCGTGTTGGGGTTGCCGGTGAACTGGAGCGGGGAGGCATCCGTACCGAGGTTGATCGCGCCCGACTTCACGCCAGCGGTAGCGCCACGGTTGGTAGCGGCACCCTGGTTGAACGTGCGGTAGATGCAGGTGGCATCCACGACCGTGCGCATTTGCTCGGCGGCGTCGTTCGTAAACATGTTCATCAGGTCCGGCTTGGACTGGTACTCAAGCACGTCCGCCACGTTGAAGGCGAAGTACTTGGCGCGGTCCACAACCATCTCAATGGTGTTCGGGGTCGGGGTCTGATAGTTCAGGTTGCCGCCAACCACGTAGTCATTGATGACCAGCGAAGGGATGTTGTTGATAACGACCTTGTCGCCGACGTTCTTGATGTCGCCTTCCCAGTTGCGGTTGCAGATGTCTGCAAAGACGCTGGTGGCGTAGAACTTGACGTTCAGCTTGCTCGACCACAGGGTCGGAATGAACGTGCCGGAGTACGACGGGTTGGTGTTGTACGGCGCGCCGACAGGGGTTACGACGCCGGGGGTAATAGCAGCCATTGCTAGTTTCCTTTAACGGTTTGAGACGCGGCCTTCGGCCGCTGCCTGATTGATTTCTGCTTCGATGCGTGCAGCTTCATCCGGCGAGTACTTGCCGCGAATCGACTTGGCGTAGAAGTCTTCGATCTCGCGTTGGGTCCAGATCCGGCCCTGCTGTCGCTGGGTCGGCGCCGGCGCGGCTGCAACACCGCTGGGGCTAACTTGCTCGGCCAAGGACTTCGTCTTCTTGGGATGGTTCGACCGGAAGGCTCGGAACACCGCCGCCGCCCGCTCCGCGTCCAGTGCCTGATGGGCGCTGTCCAACGCAGCCTGACGCTCCACGCCGTAAATCGGATCGACTTCACCGAGCCACTGGAGCCACATCTGATCGCGGTTGATCTCTTGCCAGTCGGGGACCAGCGCGGTCAAGGTCGCGTAGAACTGTTGCTGCAGGGTCGAGTCAGTCTTCTGACTCACGCCGTTGACGGCCTGCTCCAAGGCGCTCAGCCGGGAATCCATCTGGGCCGCCTTTTGGCCGAACTGGTCAGACATGCCACGGAACACTCGCTCCGCGTAACGCTGGACCATCTCGACAAGGTCGGCACCGAAGTTCTCGACATCCTTGGGGTCAGCTTTCGCCGCTTCCTTGGTTGCCTCAGCCTGCTTCTGCTGGACCAGCGCATCTAGCTGCTGGCGCATGCCCGACATCTCGCTCTCGTAGGTCTTGAGCTTGGCTTGCAGTTCCCCGCGCATCTGGGCGTGAACGCCCTGGAGAGTGCGGTACTTGTGCTGCCAATCCTCGCTAGGAGCGGGGGGTGCTGGCTGGACTTCCTGAACGGGGGTAGCGTCCTGCTGCTGGCTCGGGTTTTCGGCTTCTTGGGCTACAGCGCTTTGCTGAGCCAGAACCGCCTCGGCCGCAGCGGCTTCGTCTACTTGCCGCTGGATTGCGTTTGGTAAAGCTGACATGTGCTATTTCCTTGTCCCGGCCCCCGCGACGAGCGGCTCGGCCAGGTGGTGAAGCACTAGCTTACTGGTAAGCATGCTAGTACGAAGTTTCTGTT